GCGCCAAGTGAATCTTGGATAGAAAAATTAACAGAAATACATCCAATGCGACAAATATTTTGGGCTGCAGTAATTCAGGTTGCTGTGTTTGGCTTTATGTTATTATCGTTTTGGCTAATTAATGGAGTAGTGAATTGAATATAGAAATATGGGGCAAAGAGCCGTGTCCGTTTTGTGATATGGCAAAAAGAGTGTGTGAACAAAAAGGTTTAGATTATCATTATAAACATTACGGTTTAGATTTTGATAGAGACGAAATGCTAGAAACATTCCCAACTGCGAGGACATTTCCTCAAATTATTGTTGATGGCGAAAAAATTGGTGGGTACGATAACTTAAAAAAACTACTAGGATAAAATATGAAACGAACAGTCGTCAATTGCGATTATTGTTATAACAAAAGTATAATAGGGCACGAAGACGACGAGATAGTTTTATTTTGTCCAATGTGTGGTGAAAAACAGGACGAAGATCTAGAAGAACTAGACTTTAACGAATAAGGAAATGACGTGGCATTATCAAGGCACAGAGTGGCAGTTACCAGAAGAATCCAATCCGAAAGACGTGTATGGTTTTGTATACATGATAACAAATCGCGCAACGGGTCGGAAGTACATAGGAAAGAAGTTCTTTTGGAGTCAGAAGACATTACCGATAACAAAGACTCGAAAACGTCGAAAGAAGTTGTTGGTTGAATCTGACTGGAAAGATTATTACGGTTCAAATAAACATCTAAATGAAGATGTTGAAAAAATGGGCCAAGAGATTTTTTATAGAGAAATATTACATCTCTGTAAAACAAAAGGTGAATGTTCTTACATGGAAGCAAAAGAACAATTCGATAGAGAAGTGTTATTAACTGATGATTACTACAATGGTATAATTCAGATAAGATTAGGCGGTAACGCCATTAAGAAAATAAAGTAGGATATATTATGTTAGAAACGATATGTGAAGTGATGAAACACTCATATGAAAAAGGAATGATTAGTACAAGAGATGGTAACGTCTCAATACGACATGCAGATAGAGATCATTTTTACGTAACGCCTTCGGGCATTAGAAAACCAGTCATTCAATATGACATGTTTAAAAAATTAAAAGTCGATGACTGCGAAGAAATGTATTTCACTGATATCGCATCAGGCTTAAAACCTACAGGCGAATTGCCATTGCATTGGGGTTTACAGAAAAACATTCCAACCGATACTCGAGTGGTGTTACATACACATCCAACGTATATCGTAGCGGCTATGCATGCTGGAATTCAATTAGGTAATCTGGTACAAATGTTCCCAGAACTTGGTAGATACTCAAGAGTTGCTGAGAATGTTCCAGATGTTCCGCCAATAAGCCAAGAATTAGCAGATGAAACATTTAAAAGATTAGGTTTACAAGAAGACGGAACCTGCTTTTTTGATGTTATAGGTATTAAAGGTCATGGCGTTGTAGCCATCGACGAAACCCCATGGAGAGCATTCGAACACGTTGAAAGATTAGATCATATATGTAAGATCGTGCTGGCAGCCGGAGAACACGCGCCACGCGCTTATTCAGCTATGGCTATGGGACGTAATTAAATGAAAATAAATGTGTACATTTGTTTAAAAACGTGTTATAATATATAATAATATGACGGATAATAATGTAATTCAATTTCCTTTAAAGGAAAGAATACAGCAGATCGAAGACGAACTTGAGTTTGAGAGAGAAGAGTTTGAAGCGTTCATTGAAGAATGCCAAGACACATCTCAAGTTATATTGCTGATGATCGAAGAACTATTAATGAATGATGCTGGTTCATTTGAAGAGATGGATTTTAGGGACCATATACTTCCTGAAGCGAAGGATATGTTTGTTATTGTAAATCTTATTTCGTCTATGCTAATGAGATACGGAGGATCTAATCATTTTTTACATGATTATTTTGATGTATTATATGAACAAATAATGGAAGCAAAAGAATGATTTTACTTGATTACAGCCAGATTGCGCTGTCTAATATTATAGTACAGAAACTAAATGATGAAAATATGATACGACATATGATTCTTAATAGTATTCGTATGTACAACAAAAAATATCGTAATGAATATGGACAAATGGTAATTTGTGCCGACGGAATGAACACATGGAGAAAAGATTATTTCCCATTGTATAAGGCCCATCGTAAAAAGAATAGATCTGAATCAGATCAAGATTGGACTGAAATTTTTAGGATATTAAATTTGGTTAGAGAAGAAATTAGAGAAAACTTACCATATAAAGTTATTCATATGGAAGGTTGTGAGGCCGATGATGTAATCGGTACGCTCGCAATGCAAACTCAAGAATTTGGTCAACATGAACCAGTGATGATCATATCTTCGGATAAAGATTTTATCCAACTTCACAAATACAACAATGTAAAACAGTTTTCACCCATTCAAAAGAAAATGGTATCTGATCCTAATCCTAGGACATATTGCTTTGAGCATATATGTAAAGGTGATAAAGGTGACGGTATTCCTAATATCTTATCACCAGATAATGCTATCATGGATGAGATTAGACAATCACCAATGACTAAAAAGAAAATTCAGCATTGGGCTGAAAATATAGATAACTTAAAAGAAGTTATGTCAGAAGAAGAGTATAGAAACTATCAAAGAAATAAAACATTGATTGATCTAAACGAAATACCAGAATCTATTCAGAACGAGGTTATAAATACTTTTAACGGACAAAAAGTCCCAATGAAAATGAAAGTATTAAACTATTTAATAAAAAAACGATGCAACCTATTGATTGAGTGCGTGGAGGAATTTTACAATGGATAAACCATTAATATCAGAAATATTAGCAGCCGCTAATAAATTAGGATCCAAAAACAAAAGGATCGAGTATTTACAGGAGCACGATTGTACTGCTCTTAAAGACATTTTGCGTATCGCGTTAGACGATGCCATAGTGTTATCATTACCTGAAGGCGAACCGCCTTTTAAAAAAGCTGACACGGAAGAAAAGCTTCTAGAACTTAGATTTGAATATCCGAAGTTTAGAAACTTTGTCCAGGCAGCTTCACCAAATTTAAACCAATTTAAACGAGAAACAGTCTTTATCGACTTACTCGAAGCTATTCACCCCGAAGATGCAGTTCTTTTCTGTAATGCCAAAGATAAAAAACTAAAGTACAAGTACATTACGAAGACATTAGTTAAGGCTGCATTTCCAAACTTGATAACAAAATAGGAGAGCCTAACGATACAATCTATATCATGATAGTTTTTTCAATTCACTTAACCCGGAGATTGCTTATGAGTTATATTCAAATTGAACGCCTAAAGAAAGACAGAAACGAGGCACTATACTATCAGAAGAAGTTAATAAAAAAAGGAAAAGATGTGCTAGCATATAAGATGGAAAAAAAGATCGCGCATTTAAATCATTTCCTAGATGATATGGAGGCAATAAACAAGTTACAATAAGCAATGACCCCTCAGAAATGAGGGGTTTACTTTTCATGAAAAGCGTGATATAATATACATTATGAATATTTTTATACTAAACGAAGATCCAATTATTGCAGCTCAAGAACAATGCGACAAGCATGTCGTTAAAATGATTGTAGAGTCTGCGCAAATGTTATCAACAGTACATCGTATGGTTGATGGAGTTATGGAACGTAGGCCTTCAAAGTCTGGTTCTATGCTGCAGTATTTTTACCTAGATGATGAAAGAGAAGATATCCTATATAAGGCATGTCATTACAATCATCCATCTACAGTATGGACACGTGAAAGCTGTTGCAATTACACATGGCACTATAATCATTTTATTGCGCTATGTGATGAATACAAATATAGATATAATAAGACCCATGCAACAGATACCAAGCTAAGGAAAATACTTAAAAATCTACCGGATAATATTGTACGTACAAGTGGAAGAACTCCATTTAAGTTAGCTATGAGTTCAAATCCTGAATGTGTTGTGCATGGATTAGCCGGTACTGATGCAGTAAAATCGTATCAGAATTTTTATCAAACAAAACAAGAAAGGTTCAAAATGCTTTGGACTAAACGTAAACAACCGGAGTGGTTTAATGCCGTTGTATGATTTTAAAAATTTAAAAACTGGTGAAATAGAAACAAAAATGATGTCTATTGCTGATATGGAAGAATATATAAAAGATCCTAA